CTGCTGCTGACGTAGGTGATGTCCTAGGTTATTCCAACATAGTATCTACTGCTCCTGGTACCAAAGATACGCTGGCTGGTACCATCACCAGTGCTGGTGCCATGACTATAACGGCTGGTGGGGCTGGCACCTCGGCCACGGGACAGTTTGTCACAGAGGTCACCATACGCTAGGAGTAATATATAATGAAACGAGTTTTAGTACTACTACTGCTTAGTTTCAGTGGGACTGCTGTAAATGCAGTCCCAGTGGTACCAAATTTTCAGCAGGGCTCGATGACAAGTCACACCGAGACTGAATCGACGATTACGGAAACCATAAATTCGATTGACATGAGGACAGGATGGGAATACACAGTGAGTGGGGTAGGCATTTCAAACAATGGAGAAGCACTAAATCCCAACGTGAATACATCAACAGTGACGGTAGCACCGTCCGTAGGATCAGGAGAAGCAGCCATAACAGGTACAGTGACTTCATCCTTCGACAACTTGGACTTCGGAAGCAGTCCGAACTTCACAATATCAACTCCAGGGGAGGCATTTCAATTCGTACAGAGTTATCAAGGACCAGGGGTCACCAACCAGACCCTAATACAGAGAGTCACCACCGTAAAAAGCGTGACCGACACAACAAGTACGTTTACCCAGTAATTGCAGCACTTCTCAGTGTCCAAACTTTACCTGCGAGAGCAGAAGTGGGTGGTGTATCAGCAACAGCGAACCCTATCGCCAATAGTTCTGGCTCAGTAACCAACCAGGCAATACAAGTTTTACAAGGTCCATACATAACCAACACCTATGGTGGTGGTGTCCAGTGTCAGGGTAGTACCTTTAATGTGACTCCCTACATACAATTTGCCGACTCTCGGAAGGATCCTTGGGTCGATTTTTATGATGAACCACAGTATAACTTGACTGATACTACAGGTAAGACTACTAAACAGACTGTTACTGTTAAGAATTATCCTTGGGAGTCATGGTACGATACAAGAACTAAGGCAGATGGTAGTAGATGGTTTGAAGATGGCGAAGATATACAAATCGAGATGGATATAGACGGTCCAGATGGTGTGCCTGACGTAGTTAATAGTGGTGGTAAGATGACTCCTACATGGTACAAACCAATAAGGACTGATATGTCTGCCAACCAGTCCTTTAATGCAGGTCTCTCTGCTACCCTGTCCATACCATTGAACAGGAAGTTAGTTAAGCAATGCCATGAGGCTGCTGCTCAACAGATTGCTATGCAGACTCAGTTGGTATCTAACAAGCGGCTAGACTTTGAATTAGCTAGGTTAAAAAATTGTGGTGAGCTAAAGAAAGCTGGTATATACTTCCACCCAGCAAGTCCTTATCATTCAGTTTGTGCTGACGTAGTTGTTACTTCTCCAGGTGGTCAAATAATACCCCATGAGCACCAGTTACCACAACCACAGTGGACTAAACCTACTTCATCTTCTTCACAGTCTTCTTCAAAGGTAGAAGTCCTTTCTTCAAACGGTACTGGTCTGCCAACACTTCAGATCGGGACGGTTTACGAGTCTGACGACCAAGCATCTGATTAACCTTAGCCATAGCCTTCTTCACAACAGGTTTAATTACTTTAAGAAGAAGCTCTGCTATCGGTTTAGCAAATAAAGCAGACGCAGTTGCCACCGTAGCTATGGTTGCGGTGGTTGTTATTGTTCCTACAGATGGTAGATACTGGTCCACTATAGGGACAGGTTCCCAAATAGTCTCACAGATTTTACCATCAGGTGTTAATTTATATTCTTTTACTTGCTCATCACCCTTCTGATTCCTATCTCCTATGCGTCTAGCATTCTTAGGAGGACACTCTACTTCTCCAGAAGTCTCTGGTGGTATCTCAGGTGGTGATGGTGTCTCAAAATCTGTATCTACATCCATATCTGTATCCACACCCTCTGCTTCAGGTTCTTCAGTGGTGATTGTCTGCCATGTTAACTCCCTAGCATCATAATTAGGTGGCTCATAGTATGGCATACCTGCATCACACAATACAGTGTTACCTTTAGGGTCATCATTAACTAAATTCTTATTCCTAGATGGATCCCTACCAGTATTCTCCTTGTGTACCTTGACACAACCAGGCATATCAACGATAGGTCTACCGATATTTAATACTACTGGTGGTTCTAATGGAGTAACAAGACTGCTAGTCGTCTCCCAAGGACGTATCTCAGCTATCTGAACATCTCTTACACTTGCATCCCACGTCCACACATTACGAATATGCCTAATGCCTGTGCCATTAATTACAATAGGTTTTATAGCAGTATCAGGTATCGTAATGTTAGGTATTGTCACTGTGATGGATCCATTTCGTAGGGCGGCTCGTAGACTGGGACTATCTCATGCTTACTTGTATTAATCTGCTCATTCTTTAACATCTCTTCCAACTCTTCCACAGTCAGACTGTGTGTTACCACCTCAGACTTCTTATCGTATACGTGAAAGAGTATGTCGCTCATAGAATGATCCCTTTTCTGTTGAATTAAAATTTGTTTTGCCACCGTAATCTCCTCAGTATAGAAGATAGCTGGTTGGTCTCTCTGATCTCCACTCATTTGATTTGTTTTTTATAATCCTTCGGGTTCGGCAACCCTTTAACTGGCCCTGATGTCTTCGGCCATGCGTTTGTAATCTGTAGATATACTTCTTCACGGACAACTTGTCTGATCCTTTCTATCTGAGCATCCTCTCTCTTCTGTGGTCCACCAGTCTGTTGATCGACAACATGGTTACCTCCTACAAATGCACCAGTCCCTAGGACTGCTACTGCTGTTGTTGTGGATGCTGCTTTTTGAATGTCCATTAGCTGTAAGTGACTACTAAAACTACTCTACGTTTTTCTTTGGGTGGTACCATATGATGTAGTCCTTCAAAGGTTACTATATCATCTTCTTGGGGTGTATGTCTATCACCTTCACAAATTGTGTCACCACCTGCATCAGTTAGATAAATCAATAAATTTTTATGAGGAAAATAATGATCTACATGTGGCTCAGATAATACATTACCCTTGACAGGATGCACTGCGTTAGCATTCATCCTATGTACCTGTTGTATGGTCATATTATTGTGTTGGAATATCTGTTCCAGCACCTCATCAAAACTATCTATGTACTCTGACTTAACTTTTGAATATCTTTTCTGACCTGGAAAAGCAAAGTCGGGTTGCACTGGTCCTCCTAGGAAGACATGAGAATAAAAAGATAGATCTGACTCTGTACCACCATGAGTTGACTTACTATTATAAAACCAAGGGAAGTCAACACTAAGTATGAAGTCTTTAAACCTCTTATACTCTGGTGTGGTAGGGTTATTTAGTACTTTCATTTCGGAAACGGAATCATACCAAGGTTAGCATTAACTTTACTAGGTCTATCAGTTATATCAAAACCTAAAGTAATCCTAGGTGTATCAAAGGGTTCCAACACCTCAACATGATGAGGGTTATTACCTGGACCTATGTAAACTTTTCCCACTTCATTCTGAATCTTATAGTTATCGAAGACAGTCTCAGTATTGTGAGGTCTTATCGATATGTATCCATGAATCGGCCACCCATGGTTGTGCCTTTTCAAAACTTGATCTTGTTTATGATAGTTAACCCATGATTGTATCCACAAATACTCGGCATTTGTGTAGTCATAAACAAACCCCCTCAACTCATTGTATAGATCGTAGAAGACCTGAGTTGGGGAGGTTAATCCAAAGACATTATATCGGTGATATGACCACGTAGGGTCGTCCTCTCCTAGGTTGGAGAGGGCATTGTCTAATATGTTTATCATCACCTTCTGGTTGTCAATGACAACCTGAGATTGATATTGTGTCCATGGTCTTCCGAGACCAATGAAACTATTCATTTAGAATGGTGATCCAGGCACAGGTAGTGATGGTCCAGTAGGTGCTGGTGATGGTAAACCAGGAAGTGCTCCTCCACCGAGGGCACCACCAGCAAGTCCACCTAGAGCACCGCCACCGATGTTCTTAAGTGCTCTCTCTTTAACCGATTCTATGATGGCATCTTTTTGGACATAAACATAGCCAGCAGTACCAACAACGGCAAGAGATACAACACCAGACGCAATAGCAATGACATTAATAACTTTTTGACACATTTTCTTTACAGTGTATAGGGTTTTTCATCTTTTTTAGATGGATCAACAGCAATAATCTTTAATGGAGCTTGCTCGATCCTCAAAGTTTGGACAGGTCCACCAGTGCCGTCACCGCCACCAACGCCTACTCCATTACCATTTTGCATCTTCATGGTACCATCACCCTTCTTAGAAGCAGTTTGAATCCCGAAGCTAGCTAAAACTCCAGTAAAAACCGAGGCTATAAAAGTCGGATCGATTTTCTGTTGTACCATACCTGGTATTGTAACATAATTTAACGTGAGTATACCCCCACTCCAAACTAGTACACCAAGTCTCACAAAAGTAGAGAATATCGCAGCAGCGTCATCCTCATCTGGTAATACTTTGTCCTTTATTGTACCAAAGACTCCTTTTTTTGTCAAGTCTTCTTCCTTTTCCTTCGCCATACTAAGTCACCTCCTGCGTAACCTTCTTTTTACCAATATTATATTTGGATTCAAGAGTCCAGTCTGACTTGTCCTTAAATGACAAAACTTTTATCTGGTTGAGGGGTGCTAGATCTTCAGCAGATCCAATGATCTCTACGAGACCCCAGTCAGATAGAAGTTTAGCAATACGATTGCGACGTTGCACATCGTTTGACGTAATGTTGGTAGGTTTACCATCCAGTGCAAAGAGTTCTTTGAAGTGGACTATGTAATACTTACCACGCTTATGTAGAATGTGACAAGACTGATAGAGCTTACGCTCCTTGCGAGACGCTACACCTATACGAGTCAATGTCTCTCTCACTTTGAGAAAGTCATCGGGTTCCTTAAGGGTAACTTCTAGCATCATGTCTTGAGACCACGAGATCTCATCACTCATTGTCTGCCTCCAATATCTAATTTAGATTTAATAACTTCAATTTGGTCTTGAGTTAAAACTCTCATCGCTTGCTGAGCTTTCTCAGTGTTATAACCATAGTATCTTTTCACAGAGTCAAGGTCACAGTCTTTAGACTTCTTATCCCAAGGAGAAAATCGCTTAGATTTCCTAACACTATGTATAAAGTACTGGTATTGAAGATCATTATCTAAATGTGAAGATGCATTCATCTCATTGGCATGCATTACTGTGTCAATGAATGCCGATAGACATTTGTTCACAACAAAAGCAGGGTACTTCTTCATTGCTCTCTCATCTTGAGAGAGATCACCCTGCTTTAGATTGATACTGTTAAGGTAATCCTTTAGTGGATACTCATGCATATAACTGCTCTAGTGGAGATGAATTAATAGGGTAGTTTGCTACCAACAATTCTTTCTTCAATTTATTATCTGGTCTATGTTTCATACCATAAGTGATCTGAAACTCTTCTTGATAGTAGTCTTTGTATGCTTCTTTCAAATCATCATCAACATTATAAGTGACAAACCAATCATGCTTGCATAGATTACAAGCCTCAATGAATTCTTCATGCTTAAAATTCTTATGTAACTCTGCATTGCTACCATACAGATACGTTCCTATCTTATATGGTGGATCTAAGAAAAGAAATACTTTGTCACCATCTGCTTGCATTACCTCTGAGTAATCTAAGTTGGTGATCTTCCAATTCTTAATCAACTGAGAGATCTCTGCTAGGTACCTTGCACCACGTGTTGTAAAATTCTGTCTAGATGCAGTTGCACTGAAGGAACTATTCTCGGTAAGTCCACTATAACTGCACTTATTAAGAACCCAAAAAAGAACAGCTTGATTATAAGCGTCCTCCTTGTGTATTCTGTCTTTGGCATCTTTAAATAACTCTTTAGCCTTGTCTTCTGTCGAATGCTCTTCCTTTATCTTTACCAACTCTTCCGAAAGTCTGTCACCTTCACTCTGTAAATGGATCCAGAAATTGTAAAGGTAAGTATATTTATCATTAACCCATACAGGTATGTCTGGGAACATCTGAGTGAAGAGTAGTGCTACAGATCCACCACCAATAAATGGTTCTCTATACTCTTTCATATCTCTAGGGAATCTAGGGATAAAATCTTTAGCAACCCTAGACTTTCCTCCAGGATATCTTAGTGGTGTCTTACGTGTCTTCATAATAACTTAACGTGTAGTTGTGGTGCTTCCCATGGACCGACGTTTACCTTCCCTGTAGGGAATGCATTAAATGAGATAGTCCACCTATCAAACTTATCCAATTGTCGCATAGAATAGTGTTTTAGCCAAGAGGGAAACAATATAAGTTTACCTGGCTCAGCTTTAATAGCAGCATTGATGCCATACTCTGCTTGCATTAAGGACTCTTGAAATACATCTAGTGTATCAGATGTCCTTGGTGTCATAGGATCCTCGAATACTGTATCAGCACCCTCAGTCAGGTAGTATACAGCACTCAAATATGACATAGGATGTCTATGTAATGGATGTCCTACCCCACTACCAGCAGGTGCTAGGTTAAACCACTCCATTGATATCTCTAGTTTATCACAGTACAACTGATACTGTGTCCTATATTCGGCCAGTGCCTCCTGAAAGAACCAATTTAACTTGATAACGTGTTCATTGTCACACTTATGCAAATCAGGTTTGCTTGTTATAACTCCTTCAGGAAAGTTGCTAGGTTGTGCTGGATATGAACTAAAATACTCGATCAAATGGTCGTGTATATCGTCTTCTGGTTTATAATATTCCCTTATTCTTACTGGAAATAAATGGGATTCAGTTACTCTCATTTGTATTCAGATAGATTCAGTGCTCCTATGTCCTTCTTCCACCCCTGTACCTTAACTTTTGCCATTGGTTTATCCCAACCACCAAAGTTAATGTCACCAGTAGGGAAGGTGTTAAGTGCTATGGAATATCTATCCACATCACTATAGTTCTCTACTGTAGCATGGACTAACCAACTTGGGAAGAGTATTAGTCCTCCTCTACCACCATGATAGAAGACTTGATTGTCTATCGGTCCTCCATCCAGATGGAAACCAGCCCACTCTCTCTTGTCAAGTGGGTCTAGGAATACTGTTGGTGCTTCAGATGCACCAGTGACATAATATATGCCACTTAGATATGACATAGGATGTCTATGTGGGTGATGTCTATCACCACTCTTAGCATCAGACCTATTAACCCATGCTTTATTGATTACTAAACGATCACAATGCCAATTCTCTTGTGCATGTAGAGTGTCAACACAACTTTGGAACCATGCCATAAGGTCATGCCACTCTTCTAACTCATGAATATCATCACAAGTACCAACCCCACCTGGATTGTTATAACATTTATAGTTGAGGCTCCTTGCCATCTCCTCAGTCTTATCTACAAGATCTGATGGTGCTCTAAACTGCCAACACCTTACTGGAAATAGTGGTAACTCATCTACTTTCTGTTTCATATTCTTGTCTTCCAGTCAGCATACATACGTCCATAGACCATACCTTCATGAGATTTAATCTCAGCACCCTCAAGGAGTTCTTTCTCTCTTCTGGTTAGGTCATCTGCCATTGAGAGATATTCTTTTTCCCAATTTTCAATTTGCTCAACAGTAGGTTTCATTTTTTAAAGACTCCTAATCTAGTTAGTAAGTAAATTGTTAGTACTGTCCAGAATACTATTTCTAATCCTATGCTATTCACTTGAATTCACACCTCATCATTAACTCTGTCATAAATGCAACTATATTTACCTCTTGATCTACCACAAATGAAGATTTGTATTGATACTCAGAAATAATCAACACTGCCTCTGGGATAGACTTGGGATTAAAATAGTTATAAAGGTTATCATAGATCTTTCTCATGATAACTTGTGGTTCGTTGTCCAGATTCTGAGCAACCCACTTCTTCATGTTAGTAAACTCTTTATTACGAAGATGACCAACGACCTTCTCTATACTAAACTCATTTGAAGATGCTAAAATACCTGCATCTATACTACCAGTTGATGAATATCTTTGCAACTCATTAAGAGTACGTCTGAAGTCAGGGAAGTACTTCATGACTACTTCTGCTACTACCTTCTCCTCATACTTAACCATCTCCATCTCAAGTATTACCTTGACCCTATGGAAGAATTGTTCTGCTAACTGCTTCTTATCTTGTCCCTTTACATTAAAGTCTACTACTGAGCACCTACTATGCAACGGTGCTATGATTTTGTTTTTATAATTACAAGTAAAGATGAACCTGCAGTTCTTTTGAAACTCTTCAATCGACGCTCGTAAAAGTAATTGTACGTCAGGTGTTGTATTGTCTGCCTCATCCACAATAATAACCTTGTGGTTGGAATCAGAAGTAAGAGACACAGTAGAAGCAAAGGTCTTTGCCTGATTGCGTATAGTGTCCAGGAATCTACCCTCATCTGACCCATTGATAACATATGAATCTACTTTTAACTCTTCGCATAATGCCTTTGCTACCGTCGTTTTACCTACACCAGCACCTCCAGAGAGAAGTAGATTAGGAATTGCTCCCTGATCTACAAATCCCTGAAAGATCTTCCTAGTTTCCTCTGGAAGAATACAATCCTCTACAGATTGAGGACGGTACTTCTCAACCCATAGGAATAGTTTGTCGCTCATAATTTAGTTTGGCTCCAATGCCACGAAGTAGTTTAGTGCAGACTGTGATAGCGATGAGAAGTTAGCAATACTCTTGTTGCTAACAGTTACATGATAGGTACCTGGAATTAACTTCAGGTTCTCTACCTTGAAACAATAACAGAAGTTACGTCTCTCTGGTGTCATCTTACCAGGATCCTCAAAGGTCACCTTCTTCATTGGTAATGAGAAGACATTACTGGTTTGATTCTTCTTATCCTTTACGCAAATGCTATACTCTCCGTTATAGCCATACAGACATAGGTCTTCTACCCCATATACTTTTGCTGCTTGAAGCAATTGCTCCAGATCCTGCATCGGAAGATCAAAATGAAACTCCTTACCAGGGATATTAATATCAAAGTCAGGAGGGGTGACTATGATGTCTGGGTCACTGTAGTAATATGTAGTCTTACCCTTTGTATCTTCATCATAAATGATAACTTTTTTATCATCAGGGAAATACAACCATGGACTCTTGAATAGAGACAGTGCACCTAGGAACAATGGTAGGTCATAGATGGACATCTTACGAGGGAATAACTCATTGCAATCTGACATGGCAATGATATTTTTATTCACCGACATCGTTTGAAGGAACTTACCCTCTTCAATAATAATAGACTTATTGATGGTACTAAAATTTCTCAACAGATCAACTGTCTTCTTAGACAGTTGTAGGTTGGTAGAAAAATCTTTCTCACCTTGTGTTGAGGGAGTCCTTCTCAAATCTTGAGGAATATTGTCTAATGCTGGAGTGCTAGTCATAGTCTATGAATTCTGCTGGTGTAGGGACGTTTTCTGGTTTGTCGTCAGGATACGAGGTACCTGAGAAATAATACAATAGTATAGCATAGTGAATGATTTTTAGCACGTCATCCTTATGCTTACCTTTCTTCCTGTAACGTGAAGCATACTTAATAATATTGGATTGACAGAAGTGCTCTGCTGTCCCTATCGCTTCAAGGAGATCCAATGTTTGGACCCCCTTCTCTTCGTTACTGTAATGAGATCGATAGGTCTGCGAGATATAATCTTGCACGACCTTGATCGTATCGTCTTCTTTATACTTCATAGAGTTATACTATCATGTGGCTAGAATGTTGTCAAGGTTCTCGATGTCAACCTCATTGTCAATCTTATCATACAATTCTAAGAATGACTGCTTTGTTTCATCATCGAAACGATTCAAACATACCTTGATTGCCTTGACTCTATCAGAGAATATGCTGTAGGCACGGATGATATGTACCAATCTACGTGTTGAGATGACCTCATCCACTCCACCATCTTTGAAAGTTTTACGGATGATCTCTGCCCAGTTAGTAAGGTTAGCAATATACTTATCATCGCAGCAGTCTAACTCTTTACAATAGTTATTGAGCATTCTGATCTCTGTCTTAGCAGGTGGATACTCTTGCTCAAAGGTTAGAGGGAATCTCTCTAGGAATGCTTCATTCAATACGTTAGTACCAATGAATCTACCGTCCTCGGATCCTTTACCCTTAGTGTTAGCAGTTGCAACCACTGTAAAACCAGGTGCTGGTTGGACATAACGTCCTACCTTCTTTAGAAACACACCCTTGCCTTCAAGTATTGATTGTAGGCAGAGAATCTTATTGGAAGCAAGGTCGATCTCGTCAAGTAAGAGTACTGAGCCACGCTCAAGTGCCTCAATGACAGGTCCGTTATGCCAAACTGTAGACCCATCCACAAGCCTAAACCCACCAATAAGATCGTCTTCATCAGTTTCAATAGTAATGTTTACTCGGATTAGATCCCTCTTTGCTTGAGCACATGCTTGCTCTACACCGAAGGTCTTACCGTTACCTGATAGACCAGTGATGAATATAGGATAGAAGATCTTAGAATTGATAACCTTCTTGAGGTCATTAAAGTTACCGAAAGGTACGAAATGATTGTCCTTATCAGGTACTAAGTTGGCAGGTATCTCAGAGACCTCGAAAGTCCTCTCTAGTTGCTTCTTAGCTTCTTCCATTGTGAGATCCCATTTGCCACGCTTAACCTTAAACTCATTAAGATATTTTGTTACAGTCTGATAAGACACATTAAAATGGTCTACTGCTTTTAATAGATGCTCGGTCTTAACTTGTAGTCCGAATTCTCCTACTAGATAGTCTCTTAAGTCTTTAGTAGTCACTGTGCATAATGCTGGCATTTGATCCCTTGTTTGTTTATATTAATATTATAGTCCAAGATCAAGGGGTTGTGTAGGTAACCATGACGGTTTGTTTTCTGGCACACGGTTATAGTTTTCTAGTATCCATGGCTTAGTTGCGAGATACATTCTGTATGCAGTGATAGTATCGATAGTATTATCGTACTTTAATACATCAGGCATTGCTCTAACGAATGGAGTATGCTTTTCAGGGCATCCATTATCCATCTGAGTTAATGCTGCCATCCTTATACTTCTTTCACATGCATGTTTCTTACCGTATCTAGATTCATATTCATTACATAATGATATTCCATGTTGAAATAACCACTGTAGATTATCATCAGACTCTGCTGCCCATTTAACACAAGGATGATTTCTGAATGCACCCTTCTCTACATTGTATGGAGTGCCATCTGATTTAAAAACAACACCCACATTCCAATACCACTTAGAAAAGACCAACGCAATCATTTGCGTGGTCTCTACTGGCATCTTAACAACATACTTATCTGGCAGCGAGAATGCTGCCAGTGCTGGTTCTTCATCAACAGCGAATATATTCATGCTATCTGATCAATAAAAGATGAAAGTATCTTTTTGTTATTTTTCTTACCCTTCAGAGATTTCTGGAAAGCATTCTTGATCTGATTCTTAGTGGCATCAACGTCCACATCAAACTCGACCTCTGTATTTAGTGCAGAAGATGCAATAAAATAGATCTCTTGGTATCCTAACACAGGAGCAGCAACACACTTGGTCTTTCTAAACCCACTGATGTACTTCTCAACAACAGCAGCACCTTTCTGTCTCATATCAGGTCTGTCCCACCCATAATTGTTGCATTCTCTGTCAAGTATCCTTCTTAGATCACGTTGAGTTATGATTCTAAATCCTAGGAAGTTACACTCTGGAAACTTACCCTTAAGATATCTTAGAAGTTGCTTAGTGAATGGTGCAGACTCATCAAACTTATGGATTCTACCAGTCTTACGATCTCTGATCTGTGTCTGGTAACGTACTGATCCTCTAAAGATTCTCTCATCACCATGGTAGTCAGACTTCATCCAGATACCAGGATGTGCTGCTTCACCATCAGACAGTATACTAATGTGTACTTTCTCTACTCCATTTCTTCTTCTGAAGTCAGGAATAATTGTCTGCAAACATCCTATCGCTTCACATAGTGGAGTGCCACCTAGTTGCATATGTGTTGGGATAGCATCAGGGATTGCTAGTTTTCTTTCCCACTCCTCATCTGTCTGACCCCATGCTGATCTAGAGTACCTGTATCCATATCTGGTATCAAACATGGTAGTAATTCTCCAGATATCCCTAGCATAAGTATCAAACTGTCTATTGTTTAGAGTGCTGCTAAGAAGATTAACCAAGAAGAAATGCTCTGGTATGTGTAGAGTGCCTAGTCTACCAGTCCACTCTTCATAACTGTCTCTATTGAAGTCTTCTGGGTAGAATGATGCATCACCAACGAATGAGTATACATCGAATGGGATTCCAACCTTACGACAGAAGAGACACAATGATAGAAGTTGCTTGTATGTGTCATGTATATCATCTGCCATGGATCCAGACCAGTCTAGTAGAAAGATTAGTCCATGATTCTTACCTTCAGGTATGTTAGTAACCTTCTTAAAGATGTCATCATTAAACTTATAAGTATGCAACTTAGAAGTATCCAACACACCAGTCTTAGATACTGTTGCTCTTGAATATGCAGTTGCTGCCTTCTTCATCTCAAACTCTTTAGCAAGATAGTTTACTTCTCTTGCACCTAGTCTCTTCCACTGACGGTACTCGTTATCAACTGTTGTCCAGTCAAGTGGTTTACCTTGATATGCATCGTAGTCAGGGTCAGTGAATCTAGCATGACCCCAAAACTCATTGTTTAGAGCATGGATTCTATGAGGTGAAACTACATGGTGCTTGATATCAATGTCATCTACCTCCATGTATGTTGGCTCATAGTGACCAGAGTCCTTTGCCAACTCCTTAACTGCATCGTTAAGTGCTGCATCAGTCTTAGACTCTAGGTCAGGTTTAGAAGTTGTGCCACCCTGTTTACCAGTTGTAGAATTAGACTCGGCCTCTTCTGATTCACTCTCCTCTGAATTACCTTGTTTATTTTGTGGTTGACCTTCTTTAGATTCATCTGCACCTGCGTTTCCAGTGGACTCTCCTTCATTTTGATCGAGATTGACCCCCTCTGTAGCGTCTTTAAGACCGATATTAGCAAGCTTTTCCTCTTCTTTTCTCTGTTTTTCATACTCATAAATTGCTCTTGCTGCCTCTATTGCTTCTAAGAATGTTTCTGTCGCCCCTGTAGCGTCTCTGAGTGCCATCTCAGCGTCATTAAATGGGATGATTGAGTATGATCCAATCTTATAGTATAGGTTGATCCTATCGATAAGGTTTAGTTTGCTGATATCCTCGTCTTCTAGTTGGAAAAAGTCATCATCGTTTAGTTCTTGGTACCCTTTATAGAAATCCTTAGTAAGACCAGGAAACTTACGCTTCATCAACTTCTCAATACGTGCATCCTCGGTCACATTAACATAAGACTGAGGTAGATCGTACTTCTTAGACCAGTCTTCGTTGGGTGTGTATAGTGCATGACCTACTTCGTGACCCACTAGCATGTTATAAACTCTATCTGATGCATCCCAGAGAGGTAGGGTCAATACTCTCTTATCAACATCGAATTGTGCTGTCTCGCATCTCCTATGCTCCACAATTATATTTTCTGTTGCCAACAACTTGGCGAGAGTCCCTTTAACTTCTTGGTTTTGCATAGTCCCTTGCGTGTATATGTACAGTATAAGACCCCCTAGGGTGTTTTGGGGGTCCGAGTAGACGCTTTTTCAACTGTCTGCGTCTCTCACGTGCAGACCGCAGTGCTTGCGGTTTTAATGTACGTTTAGCATCCTTCTTACTATGATGCTGCCAGTTTGGAAAAATCATTGGCCTTCTCAAAGCGTAGGGTTTTCTCAAATTTATCAAGAAGTAGCTCCCCTTTGTGAGAAATGACAAATAAATTAACATTCTCACCCAATCCCCTTAGAATCTTGAGTAATTCGTCAGTTGCTTGGTCATCCAGTGAAGAATCAAACACCTCATCCAGTATTAGTAGGTTAGTACTAGCACTATTCTTGAGTTTTGCTATGTCTCTCCACGTAAACAGGAGTGCTAGGTCAATTTTCTGCTTCTCACCCTCTGAAAAGGATGCATAAGAGAAAGCATCACGATATCTTGATCGAATTACTTCATTAAACTCCTCATCGAGGGTGAAATTGAAGTAAGTATCCATAGATTGTAGGTATTTATTGATAGATTTGTTAATAATGGGTACAAACTTGCTAATGATCTTAGATTTGATCCCAGAATCTCTCAATAAGGTACCAACTACCTTCAAATTATCATGATCCTTATGTACTTCAGCACAATTGCTTGCAATATCGTTATGTTTCCCCTCATATTGCTCCAATAATACCTTCTCAGCATCAATATTAGGTGTCTCTCTATTGACATCCATTAATAACCTATTCATTTCATCCTGAAGAGACTTGAACTCATGGTTATTAGCGTTTATCTTGTCTGCATATGTCTTTAATTCTTTTATCTGACCGTTTCCTCTGTTAAGTGCATCAGTTATAACATTTAAACCTTCAATAAATCTTTTCTGTCTGCCTTGTGCTCCCTCTATCATCGCAGTTTTATCTGCTACTACCTGATTACAAGTGGGACACGAGTCATTCTCCCAATAAAACTTTAAATCTCTCTCTGCCTTGTCTAAATTACTCTGAATCTTAACCCTCATATCTCTCATCTCATCATACTCTTTCTGTATGTCTTGCATTCGAGAGATCTTCTTAGTAAATTCATCAACCTCGTCATGGTTCTCTTCCATTCGAGTATTAATTTCACCTATTCTCCTCTCCATCTTCGCTTTATGAGACCCACTCATCTTCTCCATGTTAGAGATGGTCTTCCGTTGTAACTCCATACTCCTCTCTGACATCGCTAGGTCATGCTCACAGTCCTTAAGGGTCTCTCTCGCATCTTTCATACGATCCTTAAGGATGTTATTCATTCTTGAGAAGATCTGGATGTCCAATAGATCTTCGATAACCTCTCTCCTGACACTTGCTCCGAGTTGCATGAAGGGGACAAATGTGGATGAACCAAGGATGACGACCTGTGTGAAACTCTTGAAGTTAAATTTAAGTATTGATTGCTCAAGGTACTTCTGCTGATCTTTGGAAGCAGCGTCTTGGTCAAGTAGTTTACCGTTTCTATGAATCTCAAATACATTTGGTTTGATACCTCTAATAACTTTATACTGTACTCCACCAATCCTAAACTCTATCTCTACTACCGTCTCTCTTTCATTGATACTATTTACCAACTGACTCTTACTAATCTTCCTGAATGGTTTGTTAAACAAAACAAAGCACAGGGCATCTAACATTGTAGACTTCCCTGCACCGTTTGCACCAACTACTAGGTGCGATTGTGAGTCTGTTATTTTCACATGAGTGAAAGAATTACCTGTCGATAAGAAATTCTTCCAACGAATATCATCAAATACGATCATTCATCCTGTGGTGGCGGTACAACTAATTCATCTGGTGTGATAATGCTAAAAGCATATCCATGCATTGTGCAGTTTTCTTTGACTTGCTCCTCTTCTATCTCTGTTACTGATAGTTTCCTAGGATAGTCATCTGCCAACAGCATATCATAATAACGTACTGCATCTCCCTTGTCAAGAAATATTTGTACTACTCTTTCCTTACGGTCATCATCTCTCACAGCATATACACCGCCAGTCCTCTTGTCAAGTAAGACAAACATGGGGTTGGTCATACTTCAGATGCCTCCATATAAAGTGACTTTAATATTTTAAATATATCATGACTATTATCAAAGTCGGAAACACATTGCTCTAGTATGCTCAATGTATCTTCTACTTCAACATCATCATCAACATCATCCAATTCATATGAGTTATCCTCAATGATCTTGAGGTCTGCCAAGTCAGCAGCTTGTAGTCTGCGTACTATGCTATCAAATTTAACTTGATCTAGTTTAGATTCAACTATCAATTTAACATATTGTCCTTCAAGTTTTTTGATTGCAACAGGTGACAAAGTTATATCGTCATTATAATAGATCTTTGTAAATGTATTGTAAGGATTCTTATAGAATTTTAATTTATCTGTATTAGTATTTAGTATGTGAAACCCACGATCTTGACCGTAATCATTCCAGTATAGTTGACATGGGTTACCTAGGTAAGCAATGTTACCTTTGGTACTCTTGCAATGGAAATGTCCAGTGCATACCATTTTAAATTTTTTAAATGCATTAGGATCATCACCATGTGTCATGGTGTATCCAGGTATGGGATCGAATCCATTCAATTCAAAATGACCCATGCAATATTCAGCATCAGTATCTTGAATTGCTTCCCATGATGATTCCCTATTCTCTTCACAGATCCAAGGGATAAGCATCATCTTCTTACCACCTATAAGCCTCTCACCTGGACAATAAATGATCTCAATATTATCAAACTCCCCAAGGAGAAGCTCAGGAGAGTTAACACGAAGAGTATTCTTGAAATAGATGTCATGGTTCCCAATCAGCATTGTCATTTTTATACCCCTATCTTGTAGAGGTCTAAACCACATCTCTTTTGCTGCTTCCAGTGAGGAGAAGTTAACACCCTTTCTTCTATCGAAGGTGTCACCTAGACATAATACTTCAGTAATACCTTCCTTATCAATGGTAGGTAGTACCTTCTCGGTATAAAATTTTCTATATCTCTCAACGTAATGCTGATTGTCATTTCTCACACCGAAATGCTGATCAGTTATCAGTAAGACTTTCATAGATATCCGTTGAAGTTTATGCTTATGGCTTTTCTAGTTGTTGTAGCAGGCTGTGTCCGATGTCGCATCCATCCTGGGAATAAAAGGAAATCTCCAGTGACACAGCTGATACTTTCTGACATTAGCATATCCCCTGGTGTTTTGGCAAGGGGTGTTAACCTATGAATATAATCTAATGGATTTATTAATTCTATATCTCCTACCGATGGCTGCTTCTCAACATAATATACTGCTGCAACATGGGTCTGTCTAGCACCTGCTGCATGTGAATGCTCTGCTGTATAATCTCCTACCTCATGCCAGTTAGCCCATGCTGAAGATGGTCTTAACTCTGCCTTCTCATATTTTAAATCATTGTCCCAGTACTCAGCAACATAGGGAAACAATGCATTGATTAAATCTTCGACCTCTGGGAAACTCTCCCATAACATTAGATCAGATTGTGCAGTAGTGTAACCAGTCTCACCAGACCAGACTCCTTTACTTAAACCACTCCACATGTCAGGTATATTAAAGGACTGATCGAGGTGCCCTTTGTATACAGGTATAGAAAATAGATTCACTGACGCATATTTGTTTCGATACGACCCTTGATGCTATTCATCTCAGAATGATCATCATTATTATCTGAGTGGAAGACTTGCTCATACCCACTCTTCTCTATTAATTTGTCTCTTATATCCATCTGCCTTTTCTCTTTTGCAATACGTCTGAGAAAAGCGTAGTAAATTATTTGTGTAAAATATGCGAAAGGATTCTTTGACTTAGCTGGATCAAAGTTATCAATATACTGGACACAGTTTTCGACTCCATCAGATATCATGTCCTCTTTAAACATGTAGTTGATAAAGTTAGGTCTGTAACTTAAGTGTGTTGCGATCTTTAGAAAACACTCCGCTAAGTAATGCGTTATACGTGGTTTCGGTTGATCATTTAATTTCGCTGAATCAACTTCCTGACGATACTTAGTAATCTCTTCCAGGAACTTTTTATTATCAACGTAATGTTGTTTCCTTTTAGAAGCCATTACATTTGCCATATGATTAACTCACCTGA